ATCTACCAATGGAGAAATCTTTAGCATCAAGAGAAGTTAAAAATCATATTACTAAATTAAAAGATGAGTTTAGAAGTTTAAGAGAAAATATTAAAAATGGTTATTCTAGTGCCATTGAAGATAATGCATCTCAGATATCTATGAGAATAGCTGCATTAAAACAAGGCGCAGGCACTCAACAAAAAATTGCATTGAATCAAATGCAGGGTGAAGTGGATGATTTAGTTGCAAGTGCAAAAAACGTTAGAACTCCAAAATACACAAACCAAGCAGGTTATACTTTTCCTGGTGGGCAAAATTATAGAGAAGCAATTTTGGTTTTAGACGAAACTATACCAGGTAACAAGATTGGTGCAGGTAGAAGAAATAACCCACATTACTCAGGTGAAGAATTTAAAAACCCACTTGCCCATATTCGTTGGGACACACGAACAACATCTGATGGTAAGAAAGCTTTTTTAATTTCTGAAATACAATCGGATACTAACCAAGGATTAGCTAGATATTTAAGAGAACAAGGTCAAGAAGCTTTAAACACTCCTATGAGATCTAATCCATATCAAAACGATATTATTGTAAATTATTTATCTGCATCAAGGAAAAAACTTAGTGACGAAATTATTGGTGGAAAATTAAGACCTGCACAAATTGAAATGAATGCAAACAAGATTAGAAAAATAGATGAGAAGATTAAAGAACTTGGAAAACAATCCGATGTGGAAGTAGGTCAATACGGAGATGTAATAAATAGACCTCAAAAACTTGATTACTTTCCATTATTAGATAGAAGTTCTCAAGCAAGAGCTGCGATGAGTTATTTAAGTAATATAGCTGCAAAAGAAGGCGTAGATTATATTGCTATCGCTCCAACTAATTTAATGACAAGAGGAATGGGAAAAGGAAAAACAAAAGCTTACCAAGAATTTTATGGATACCCAAGAGGAAACAAAACACCTGGATCTAAATCACTAGCCGTTATTCCTGATTTAATGAAAAAGATGGGAAAAGAATTTGATACTAAAGCAGGGGTGATTAAAGTATCTAAATCAGATCCAACAAAACCTTATAAAAGTTTAGATGAATATTCTGTGCCAGTTGAAGGTGATCAAGCATATCAACAAATAGCACATAAAGAGGCTGTAGCAAAACAAACACCAGGTTATGAGTATATCCCTGATAATGACTTGAGATTGTACACTGACGTTTTTTCTGTTAAAGTATCACCTAATATGCTAAAACCACAGAAGCTCTACAAAAAAGAGGGCGGCTTTATTAGTAAATATAATTAAGGATCAAAATGGCAGTAGAAAAACAAGAACCTCAAACAGAAGATATTTTAGAAGAAGAAGTAGAAGACAGTCCTGAAGGGACTTCTGAACTTGCTGTTGAAGTAGAAGGTGAAGAGCCTGCACCAGAGGAAAGACCTCAAGATAATTTTAATGCAAACCTAGCTGAGAACATGGATGAGCGAACGCTCAAATCTATGGCTAGTGATTTAATTGATGAATATAAAAAAGATAAATTGTCTAGAAAAGAATGGGAAGACGCTTACATCAAAGGTTTAGATTTATTAGGAACGAAGTACCAAGAAGTAACCAAACCTTTTAAAGGTGCTTCCGGTGTCACGCATCCGTTACTCGCTGAATCAGTTACACAGTTCCAAGCACAAGCTTACAAAGAATTAGTACCAAGTGATGGTCCTGTACGAACACAGGTTATCGGCTTACAGACACCGGCTACCGAACAACAAGCAGATCGAGTTAAAGATTACATGAACTATCTATTGATGGAGGAGATGGAAGACTACACAACTGATATGGATCAGATGTTATTTTATTTACCATTATCAGGATCTACATTTAAAAAAGTTTATTACGATGCATTGCTAGATAGACCTGTATCTAAATTTATTCCAGCAGAAGATTTAGTGGTGCCATACTATGCATCAGATTTAAAAGATTGTGAAAGAATTACTCACGTCATCAAGATGACACAAAACGAAGTGATTAAAAAACAAGCTGCAGGATTTTATAGAGATATAGAATTGATTGAATCTAATACTGAGCCAGATGATGTTCAGAAAAAATTAAATCAGTTAGAAGGAATTAAAAGAACAGGTGATGATTATTTACATAACGTTCTTGAAATGCATGTAGATTTAAATCTAGATGATTACGAAGACTTTGATGACAAAGCTAAGAAAATAAAAATTCCATACATTGTTACCATAGATGAAGGTAGTGGAGAGATTTTATCAATTTATAGAAATTACAAACCAGATGATATTTCATATTCTAGAATTGAATACTTTGTACATTACAAATTTTTACCAGGACTAGGTTTTTATGGTTTTGGTTTAACTCATATGATTGGTGGTTTATCACAAGCTGCAACACAATCATTAAGACAATTGATTGATGCAGGAACTTTAAAGAATTTACCTGCAGGATTTAAGTCAAGAGGTATTAGAGTTAGAGATGATGACCAACCTATTCAACCAGGAGAGTTTAGAGATGTCGATGCACCTGGTGGAAACATCAGAGATCAGTTTTTTAATCTTCCATTTACAGAACCATCAGTAACTTTATACAATCTTTTAGGTTTTGTAGTACAAGCAGGACAAAAATTTGCTGCGATAACAGATTCAAACATTGGTAATGACGTTCAAAACAGAGCTGTTGGGACTACAATGGCGCTGATGGAGAGAGGATCACGAGTTATGAGTGGTGTTCACAAGCGATGTTACTATGCAATGCGATTAGAATTTAAAATTTTAGCAAGAATTTGTGGTGAATCACTTCCACCAGAGTATCCATATGATGTTTATGGTGGTCCAAGACAAATTAAAGCTGCAGATTTTGATAACAGAGTTGATATTTTACCTGTTGCAGACCCAAATATTATGTCTATGGCACAAAGAGTGACGTTGGCACAGACACAATTACAAATTGCAAGCTCAAATCCAGAAATGCACAACCTTCACGAAGCGTATAGACGTGTTTATGAAGCATTAGGAACAAAACAAATTGAAGCTTTACTCAAACCACCACCAAAACAACCTGAACCACAGGATCCTGCAAAGGAAAATGCACGTGCATTACAAATGAGATTACTTACAGCGTTTGAATTTCAAGATCATGACGCTCATTTAGCTGCACACATGGCATTTATGCAATCAAGAATGGTACAAATTAATCCACAGGTGTATGCATTACTCCAATCACACATCTCAGATCACGTTTCATTCAAAGCAAAAGCTGAAGTGAAGCAAATGTTGATGCAAAATCCAGAAATGGCTGCAATGGCACAACAAGATCCGCAACAATTTGAAATTATGTACGAAGCTGAGGTTGCAAAAGTTGCTGCACGTATCACTCAAGAGCTAGTTCAAGGTGAAATGCAACAACAAGCAGGTCAACAAGACCCATTAGTTAAAATTAAACAACAAGAAGTTGATTTAAGAGCTATGGATCTTCAAAGAAAAGCTGAAGAGACAAGATTTAAGGCAGAACAAGAAAATATGCGTCAAGCTCAAAAGTTAGATTTTGAATATGACAGATTAAGACAACAAGATGAGCAATCTGATGAAAGATTAGACGTAGCAAGACAGAAATTACAGCAATCATGAGGAAAGGATTAAGTGGAGGGAAAAAATATGGGCCACCGCCTAAGAAAGGACCCAATCCACAAGGAATCAAACTCAAAGATGCCAAAAAACTCTTACGAAAAACTCTCAAAAAAAAGTAAAATTATCTGGCTATCAGGTTTATTTGATGGCGAAGGTAGTTTTGGTATTTGGTCTAAAGGTGTAGGTAAAAAAAGAGCCTTTGCAGCTACAATTGAAATGGGTGATGAAGATATTATTCAAAGATTTCAAGATATGTTTGGTGGTGTTGTTTTTAAAACCAAGAAAAAGGAAGAAAGATTTAGACAATTGTGGAGATGGCGTTGTGTAGGCGATAGGGCTTACGATTGTATCGATAAAATGATAGAATATATGGGTACAAGAAGACAGGAGAAATACCATGTGGTTAAAAGCGATATCCTTAGCCGTTAAAGCCGGTTCTCATATTTATCAGAACCGTCAGAAGACGAAGATGTTAATGTCTGATGCACAAATGCATCATGCTGAAAAGATGGCTCGTGGTGAAAGCGAATACCAAGGTAAATTATTAGAAGCAAGACAATCGGACTGGAAAGACGAATTCATTTTATTATTATTATCGGCTCCTATTGTACTTCTTGCGTGGGCAGTATTTTCAGATGATCCTGCAGCTATGGAAAAGATGCAATTGTTCTTTGAATATTTTTCACAACTTCCATTTTGGTATCAAACAATTTTTGTTGGTGTGATAGCCAGCGTTTATGGATTAAAAGCAACAGATTTAATTAAGAGGAAGTAATGGCAAAAAAGAAAAAACTTAAAAATTTTAAAGTTATGACTGCTAGAGGTGGTGATGCTGCAAGATCTGATGCTGCATCTGGAAGATCTGCTGGTAGAGCAGATCCTTCAGGAGGAGTAGATAGAAGTGGAGTAGGCGCAGGTTCACAATATGCTCAAAACAGAGCAAAAGCAGCAATTGATGCTCAAAGAAAAAAAACTATTCAACAATTAACTCCACCTAGTCAAACTATTGGTGGCCAATTATTAAGAGCTGGATTAACACTTTCAGGTGTACCTTTTGCGGGAACTGTTACTAAAAAATTAATAGATAAACCTTATTGGCAACGTGGTAAAAAACCAACTAAAGAAACTCAAATAGTAAAAGATTCTAAACCTTTTACTCCCTTTGGTGCAGGAGAGGGAGATGTTCAAAAACCTATCATTGCAGGACCGATTCCAATTAATCAACCGATACAATCAATCTTACCCTTATCTCAAAGAAGATTAGCAACAGTTTCACCAACAGGTAGATTTGGTTATACTGTTGGTTTAAAAAAAGGTGGATTATTAAGACAAGGTAAACCAAAATTAACTAAAAAAGGTTGGAAGTAATGACTAAATTATGTGCAAGAGGTAAATCTGCTGCTAAAAGAAAATTTAAAGTGTATCCATCAGCATATGCAAATGCTTATGCATCTAAAATATGTGCAGGTAAAATTAAAGATCCAAGTGGTACTAAAAGAAAAGATTGGGGACCTAAGAAAATGAACAAAGGCGGAGGAGCTGATATGAGCACAATCAAAAAGAAAAAAAAGAAACCGGCTCCTGGAGGCGGAAGAGAAAGACATGAATATATGAAAAATATTCAAAACCCTATTTCTGAATATTCACCAGATCGTAAATTAAAATACACAGGTGCAAAAGTTGGAATGAATGTAACTGCTGGTGGTGAGTCAGCTATGGGTAGATTACAAAAGTCTGGAATGTTAAGAGCATACACAGGCAGAGCAGTAAGACAACCTAGTGAAACTAATAAAGAATTTGAAATGAGACATGAATATCATACACCTTTTAAAAAACCACAAAAAGCAAAAGGTGGTGGAATTGCAATTAAAGGAACAAATTTTAAAGGTGTGTTCTAATGAACAAAAAGGGGTCATGTTGGGAAGGCTATGTCCAAAAGGGCATGAAGAAAAAAGGCAACCGAATGGTACCCAACTGTGTTCCTGCAATGAAGTCTGGTGGACTAACAAAATGGTTTAATGAAAAATGGGTAGATATTGGAGCAAAGAAAAAAGGTGGCAAGTATCAAGAGTGTGGCAGAAAATCTGCCAATGGTTCAGACCGAAAGTATCCAAAATGCGTACCACTTGCAAAAGCCACAGCGATGACAAGGTCGCAAAAGGCCTCTGCTGTTGCCAGAAAGAGATCGGTAAGTAATGCAGGACCTAAACCAACAAATGTGAGGACATAATGTGGAAGTGGATTAAAAACTTA